ACTCTATTTTTACACAATGACTTCGTTCCGTCACCCCTTACTGTCCCGTCCAAACGACACCCCCACCGTGTGTGGAGGCCAGCGTAAGGCAGTTAGGGCTACAAACATGGTCTGTGACAACAGTGTAGTCACTGCTAGGACGCCGGTTACGATCCGGTCAACGTGACTTAAACATTTTCATCAGTAAGATGACATGGCTGACATGTTAGTTATGAGCAAATCATAAACAGCTTTGTCAATTCTGGAAACAGTAATTTTGGTGATATTTATCGTATCATACGCTATCGTTGTCGCTATTTTTATCTCCCCCTCATGCTTTGTCATATGGGCACACCCTAAACAATGGGGGTACGAGCCGGAGCCAAGGTTACCACCACGATACCCGTCCCCATCACCCGATCTAATCTCGAAATCGATGGAAAACGACGTAGGGTCATACCCCGCCACAACGAACGTATAGTACCCCATTGGAACTTCGAAATATTGACTGGTAGAGGTGTTATGGACTGACCATTTCACAAACGAATGAGTGGAATGATCAGTACATTCATCCGGGTATTGGGATGCGGTTTCCATACAGTACAAGTCACTGGGCTTAGGTTGTGGCTCAGCCAGCTCTACAGTGTACGACACGATTAGGTCACCCAGTATGCTATCTGCTGTGGCCAAATCATTCATTACCAACAGCTGACCCATATCAACGAGCCGCGTATTAGCATCCACGCTTTGATCTGTAAACTTGAAGCCCCCTTTACAAGGTATGTTCAACACCAGATTATCCCAAGGCGCGGCTTCTGTATGAGCTGTCAACGTAAAGAACTCCACCCTATTTGAAGGAGGTTCGTCCAAAGGATCATAATCAATTCCCAGACCAACCTTACCAGGCATGCTGGTAGCTTGACCGGACACAAAAGCAACACCCAAGGAAGAGAATTTATATTTCTCGAAGTTCCTGGCTATGGATGATAACCAGGGAAACGTAAGAGTATCACCCGCATTAATTCTATAGGAATCAACTGAGTATGTTCCAGTACTATTAGAGACAACATGTCCTATCATTTCTGAATGTGATATTACAATATTGCCCTGCCTCGTTGACATCCGAGGAGCATTCCTACGGACAATCTTAGTGGATCTGCTAACAGGAGCAGATTTACGCGAGACCAACGCTCCTCCCTTAGCGGCTGACATTCTGCCTCCTACCATAGGTTGTACAATCGAAGAGTATTTAGCAGAAGGTGCTTTCGAAACTACCGAAAGTTTATCGTTGACCTTTGTGATTTCAGTAGATTTGAACAATCCCCCTAGACCTTTCTTCTTAAACTTATTCCAAAGACCTTTAGCGTAATTGGAGAGATGCTCCTTAGTTAGGTCGATCCCTTTAGACAACTGTTCGTGTGCGTACTTCTGTAGTAGTTGGATTAGCAAAGACTGCAAAGGTCCTGTTCCAAATAGCCCGGATACAACAGTATTGGATAATGCAACAGCTGCGGAATTAGTGCGCTTGCCGCGTAACACTAACCTGTCTTCGGGTTCTTCTACTATATAATCAGCTAGTACCCTTGCGTCTACTGTCTTAACCGGTTTATTGCTATTCAATTGCTTCGCTTTAGCTCTCTGCCTATTGGCGTGTAAGTTGCCCCACTTATTTATGGCAGCCAGATCGCGCTCGTGTTTCCGTTTGGCTTCGAGTTGCGCTTCCTTTTGTTTGATCCTAGCCTCAGACCTTGCGGTCGCCTGTCTGTACTCTTCGTCAGCAGCTGCGGCTGCACCAGAAGTTATGTAATCACTCGGCTTGTGGGTCTTGAGCGGCCTCCCGTCTCTCTTCCACTTCTGTAGTTTATCCTTTTCAGCCTTACTGACACCCTTGATACTTGCAAGTCCTTTGTAGATATCCGATTGTTTTGCTAGTTCTCCAGCGAGAAATCCACTTCCGGCTATCAATCCTAAACCTCCTACAAGACCAGCTGCAGGCAACAAATATGGATTAGTAGCAGTTAACTCTGTTACTCCAAGTGTAATTTCCTCAGCTTCTAAAGGTATGTCAATCAAGGCGTCTGTTTCCAATGCTTCCAAAAATGCCGTATTTGCTAGTATAGTGTCGTTTTATGGGATCCCGCACACTAACGGGACTGTTCATTTGAATTCCAGTGGTGAGCCGAGCAGTCTCTTAACCGTGATATTGGCTCATCAAATTGATTTTAGCTCATTAATTCAAACCCCAAATCCACCTACTCTACACTAAGTTAGTCACAAACCTAGCAATCTTCAACCTCGGTGAAAACGGTCCTAGGCGACCAATTTTCACCGAAACCACGGATTGACATCTCATCGTAATATTTTTCCAAAGCAACCTGGCAATCAGGAGTAAAACCCCAAGATTCCCAGAAACTAGCACGGCACTCAGGTGTTATGGGTCGGGCTTTCTCAAGGCCTTTCATCCCCATTTCACGCATGAACCAAGGCAAGAACTCACTCGTTTCCAGAGTAATTTCTTTCAGATTATTCTTGCCCCTAGCTTTGCTTTTATACGATGTAATGCCATTCCGGACACACATCTGGTAGAATGATTGGAAAACCGGCATCCCACCTGCTATGGCAAGACCACCAGTACCAATTGCATTCAACCACAAACGGAAGAAATTCTCATTGACATTGGATTTGAGAAGAACAGAATCCTTGGCAATGGAACTGACAGGATTGCGGCACATGGCCCAACCCTCACCGTCAAACACAGGCTTACACTGACAAAACTCAATTTTGCCAAATTCACATACCGGCTCTTCAATGGCCATATTGAACCCCATATCCCAGAACCAATCAAACAAGCCTGTAGAAAACTTGTTCAAATCAGACTGATCAATGAACACAACACAGTCATCACCGTTGTTAGCAAGCTGGCCAACAACGCCCTTCTCCAAGAGATAAGAATGTATCATGGAGCACATAAGGACGCAGTTTCCTAGGGATGTGTTCATATCACCAGACATACGAGTGCCTGTAGTAGTATACTTAAGAACACCATCCTCTGCATAACCGGTACATTTGTTTTCTAGTTGCAATTTAAGCAACTGGGACAGCCTCTCCCTGTGTTTCTTCTGTTTGAAACAATTAAGATAGACTGAATGCTCGAACTCTAAAGCGGGAACGGACACATGCTGATCAAATCGGCTAGCGTCCAACCCAATAGCAACGGGATTTGGGAACATATCCCATTTCTCGCGCAGAACTTTAGCAACAGTACGAACATCCATGCCTTTCATAACCGTTCGATGTCCAAAAACCTTCCCAAGCGATTTGAAGATTCGTTCTTCGAGAGGCTTAAGGTACCTACCAAGTCTGATATTAAATCTTGGATTCCGGGGCGAAATCACCCTAGGTACAGGGTCGGTTTTCGATGTCCAATCAGTCTTCTCATGTTTGATGAAAACTTTTACTTCTGCATCTTCAGCAGGGCTGTGGTTCCCCAACCTCAGCTCTGCCAAAGCATTCTCATACACCATCCTCTTGCGGCCCTTGTACGACTCAACAAACTGTTGATGTGTTAGCGGGGCGGTCGAGGGAAGATAATTTCTGAGAAGCCGGAAAGTAGCATCCAACTTTCCAAAAGCATTAGTAACAGGGAGTGGTGGGCGAGTGAATTCCGCGTCTAAGCCAGTTTTCCGCTGGACATTTTTGACGAAGAACACCCTCTCCTTAACCGCTCTCTCGAGAGTACTGATCTTGTGATTGAAGGGAGTTATCTCGATGTTTGGTGCAACACCGGACACACGCACGAACTTCCTAGTTTTGGTTACTCCCAATCGTCGCTTCACACGCAATCCGGGCAACTGTGGGGTGCGACTAACCCCACAGCCTCGCCCGATG